GCATTTCCACCCCCCGTTGACACAAGGGCTAAGTCAATCCCCATTGCAGTTCCAGCAGACATAATATTCTCCTTATTTCTTTATGGTGTTTACGGAAGTGCCAAGCCAGTCACGCATCCGTTTGCACGAAGCTGATTGGTATGGAGTCCCATGTTAAGAACGATTTCATACCTGAACAGGTCTTGCTCAGGGATACGGAAAGGACCACGAACGGCAAAGTCACCTTTGGTTTCTTTACCTGCGTCGTGACCAAGTGTGTAAGTATGCCACGTCGAGGTGTTGATCATGTAAATGATACCACCATTGGCGTTACCCCAGGGAGCAGGTCCACCGGGTGCCGCAAAAGAACCAGCGTAAGCTGCGTCAGCCACGTTGATGTCTTCTTCCAAGTAGAAGTCAGCGTCGAGGAACTTAACACCTTGTCGGATTTGCTTAGGAGCACGGTCACCACCCTTGGTAGTATCTTGAACGATACGCACCTGGGTATCCAAACTATCGAGATAGTTAAGATAAGACAGTTCGTCTCCGAGCAACAAGTCAACAGGACCGATGGTCTTTTGCTGACGAGCACATGCGAAATATACCTGACGCATGACACCACGACCGTTACCTGCAAACATACCCAATGGAACCCCACCAAACTGGTTAACCCAACCTGGCGTTGTTGCTTGGTTCAAACCGAAGACCGTATTACCAGTAATTACCTGATTAGCAGGGGTATCAATCTGGAATGCGCCCGTTCGAGCAACACCTTGTGGAATGTAGTTAGTGTTTCCGTTCAAAGTAAGGAAACCGTTTACACCCGTTGCGGCTGTACCCGTTGCCATCTGGAGAGCAATCATCTCATGAAAGTCCGAGAGGGCAAGCTCAGGATAATGCTTGATGATACGAGCAAGATCCATCTCGCCGTTTGCTTCGGCCAGATCCTTACCAGGAACATCGAACGCATAAATCAGACGAGGAGCAAATGTGTTTCCTCGCAGAGCATTCTGGTTACGTCCGCCAGCGATGACTTCAGAACCAGTTACGATTTGCGTTACCGTACCCGGTCCACCCGTCACAACGACGAACTCACGGAACGGACCCTGCAAAACACTGCGGTCCATATTGCCTTTCTCTAGGACTTTTTGAAGAATTGGATGCCATTGGACAAACAATTCTGAATAAGACGGCATCAAATCTACAAGACATGACGCCAATACATCAGGGCTAATAGCCATGGTTAACTCCTTCTATTTCCTCCCGATACTGCACGTAAGGCTCTTCGGGCGGCGATTGTTCTAATGTCATCTAAGGAACGAGCGTCCCCTAGACCGCGATCTACTTGATTTGGGGTTGTACTCGCGGTGGCACCAGAAGTAATACGAGCGCCCGCCCGTGGCTCTACCTTTGCTTTGACTTGCGTCTTAGCTAAGGTAGCTTCTGCCAACCTCACTGCATAGGAGTCCGGTACACCGTCCGCCTTTGCTGCTTGAGCTAACTTAACACCTTCTTCCCCTAGTGTTAACAGTTTGATAGCAATGTCCGGTTCCCAATCTCCCTCGATTAACTCTTGGAGTTGGGCCGATTTTGCCTCATCTTCAAATACGTCAGAGTGCTTCTCACGAAAGTCGCGGACGTAACGCTGGGCTTCATCCTCATAAAGCTTCTCGATAGAAGTCTTAAACTGAGAATACTCTTCGCTCTGCGCTTTATATTTCGCTTGCAACTCAGTAAGTTGCGTTTGTTGCTGAGACAGTCTGGGGTCTTCTTGCCCAAGCAAGAGAGCCTCATTTAGCTTTCGCAGATCTTCAAAATCCGTTGCATGCTCTTTGATCTTAGCAGACCAGTGCTCGCTCAGCTTTGTTCCCATTGGACGGTAGATGTCAGGGAGTGTGTCTAACTCACCACCCCAACCTTCAAAATCAAACTCAGGAAGAGTAGCCTCTTCCTTCTTTTCCATTTCAGCTACAGGCGCAGAGGCTTCTGCCGATACTTCCCCAGAGGAAGCGACTGCCCCTGAAGAGTCAGTAGAAGGAGCCTCGATAGGAGGTGGGGCTGAACCTTCAGCACTAGCCTCCGTGACAGGAGCAGCCTCTTCCAAAGATGGAGTTTCTTCAGTAGACATCTAGCTGTCCTTTTCTTTCTTAGGAAAGTTATCACGAGCAGCTTTAATGCGGATTACAGCCATGTGGTTGGGCGGACGTGGACCTGGAGGCATAGGCAGAATGTCTTCGATACTCTCTTCACCTTCTGCCTCTACCTTCCCCCCAGGACCAGTAAGCTCCCAACCTTCTTCTTCCAAAATCTCAAGGAGATGTGGTCCGTCCCTCGCTTCCCTAGCGAGATAGTCAGCCATCTCATCCTTAGAATAATCTTTTTTACCAGGGTCTGTCTTAGAATCATCATCCTCGTGCCCGGTGTAATCCTTTTCACCTGGACGAGTTTTCGAGTCCTCGTCTTTTTTTGATCCCCTATCTTCATCGTAAGGCATGCAGTCCCCCACAAAAGTTCTACGTGTTCATTAGTTACTTGTCAAGCGGAAGGTCTTTTCTTCTCTGTCTTTCGCTTAGCTAGTTGGTCATCCATATCCCTGTAACCTCGCTTCTTAGCTTTAGTATCACAGTGATTACGTACATCATCGTAATGATTACGCCACTCGTTACTGTCCTTAGTTACAAANCGCGCATTTGGGTTAGCCCGTTTATACTCTCGTACCTGCTCATTCGTAGTTAGGAACTTCTCAGCCCCACCTAAATGAAGTGGCTTAGAGGGCATCGGACCAATCGTAGCTACAGGATGGATCTTTATCCTGCCTTCCTTTTTACACACTGGGCATTTAGGTTCGCTCTCTAACGATGCATACACATCAGCGAAGTCTTCATCACAATCATCACAACCAATATCATAGAATGGCATTATGCCTCCGGTGTACTTGGATTGGGAACTGGAAAGCCTGCTCCACCTGTGTTGTTAGGGACTTGAGGTTCTTGGACTCCTGGTGGGAGAGCCCCTGTAGCTACCGTATCCGTAGCTGGAGCCCCACCTTGCTGCTGCTGAGCCATCTGTTGCATAGCCATAGCTGCGTCTTGCCCAGTTCCTTCCTTCATTACGTCCTTCATCTGAAGAAGCTCTAGCAGCTTTGAGAACAAAGCTTCCTGGTCTACATTGGGAGCCTGAGCCAGAATCGGGAGGAATGCCTGGACGTTCTTAAGCTGCGTCAGCCTGTTGTTCTCAGTCGGTGAATAAGCAGAAGCTTCGTAGTCGTAGGATAAAGCCCCTCCTTCCTCTGCTAAGATAGAAGCCCGTGTGACTTCCAGTGCCTCTACTCGGTCAGTTAACCGGATAGGAAGCACGCTATCTTCTTCTAAGAACTCTTCGTAAAGGCCAACCGTAGCTTCAGCTAGTGNGACTACAATGTCATTCACAGCTTTAATCCGTCGCCCATTTCTCGTTCGAGTAGCTGAGTCAGCTAAGGCAACCTCAGTTGCAATGTCAGTGACGCCCACAACTCCTCGACTGTACTGTGGGATGCCCAGTACGAACTCGATCACTTGAGTAGCTCTGTCTCGCATCTTGTCCCAGCTTGGGGAAAGAGCAGGTACAGGCGTCTGCCCGATAAGGTCACGCAAAGGAGCATCTGCCTTACCATGTACATCTACAACGCAACCTGGAGTGCCCACATCCAGCAGTGCTGTCTTAAAGGCTTCAGGATTATCTACCAAACCTGATTGCAGAAGGAGGACAGGGATAGAGGATTGGGCATGCCAAAGCTCCAGCGTATCCAGTTCGTTAAGCCTTTGTTGCAGCGAAGAGATCAACTGCACGTCTGACATCCCACCTAGATCCATAAGGTTGTCATTAAAAGTAAGCTGAACAAAAGGATTACGTACAAACCGATAAGGAAGCTCATCCTCAAACAAAGGTTCATCAACCCCATGCAAACAGTGGTAATACTTATTGTCGATGAAATCATAGAACTCATAGACTGTCACCCAAGAGAAGACATCTTGTGACGCTTCATTCATTAGACTTTTGTCGCGTACGTTATCGAGCAGCCATGTAGGGTAGCCCCCGAACATAGCTAGGTCTGCGACCTTTGCTTTGTAGGTTCCGCCTTTCTTTCCTGGCTTCTTGACTCGCTTCTCGAACTCAGCCTTAGTTAAGACCGTCACCTCTATGCAGTAGCGAATATCTTCCCATCGTGAAGCCGACATATCAAAGAAGACGTAGCGTGGGTCCACATTGATATACTCTACGCTTTCCCTGCGAAAGTTCCAGACAGACTTAAGGAATCCTCGTCCGTAGATTGCTGTCTGCGTAGCTAGCTTCCAGATACTTTCGTGTAGTCTGTTACGACGGAAGGAGTCGTTAGCTAGTGCTTCTCTGTACTTAGCCGCATCTTTGTTCTTCTTTCGTCGTGCCATGACAGAGATGCTAGGATTAGAAGGACAAACATTCGCAACCATGGTGTCAATATAAGCGTAGGGATAGTTAGTTTCAAAGGTGGTTTCTGCCCCTAAAGAATCTAACTCTACAGACCCTGTTGGGTAATCCCGCTGAATATCCCAGAAGTCAGAAAGATACCACCGTCGCCATCGATCCCACTTAGTACGAGTCTTCCTCGATTTAGCCTGGTGCGTCTCGATGATGCCCCTGACATGCTTGTATGTTAGTGCCATTAGTCTTCCTCTTCAATCTTCAGAAACTTCTTGTATAGGTCCTTATACTGTTGGGAGCCCCCAACTGGGAGCGGATCATATTCTGCTAATCCCAGTTCTTCAAAAGCTGCGTTCTCCTCGCTCATCAAGCGTTTGATTTCTTCTATCAAGGTCTCGCTCTCTTCTGGCGAGGGAGATGTTGTGGAAGTAAGGGAGTAGTTCTCAGGCCACTCTTCGCCAGGTCTTTGGCCCTGCTGGTTCTCCCAAAAGTTTTCTCTTTCCAAGTTAGCTTTAGCTACAACTGCTGTTTGTTGCCTAAGCATAGCCATCAAATCAGTCGGACTCACCCTATCCCATTTGAAAGGCTCATCCTGTGGGGGCTTATAATCTGCCAAGGGCATTGTGTACTCATCTTCTTCGACAAGATCACCGTGACCGCTGGCCTTGCGCCTTAGCTCAGGGATAACACTAATGCCTTTATCCTCGATCTTAGTGATCGACCCTCCCGGTACGTTATCCCCAATCTGCTTCCACTCTGTCCTTCCATCGGGATACTCAATGAGCACGCGAGCATCATCGGAGTAAGGGTCGCCTGAGATAGAGCTTACCCCCTTGATAATGTACCCCCGGTCTGCCATTAGTCCTTCTTTGCCCCACCTGCCCTAAGAGCAAACTGAGCTTGTCTGTAGGTTTTGAGGTCATAGGGAGGGGAGCCGGTCCTGCCTGACTTCACCCACTTGCTATAGGCAGTCGTAACTTTACGGGCGAAAGCCTGTACAGCCATACCTGCTGCCTTAGCCTTGGCCGTGAAGTCGCCTTTAGTCCCTTCCTTCTTCATATCTGCTGCCGCTTTTTGCATCCACTTTGCCATTATGCTGAGCCATATTTTGCGGCGACTTCTTGTGCTCGCTTCCTAATGTCACCAGGAGTTATTGGTATTCGAGCGCGGATCTGGGCAGGAGTCTCAGGAGCATCTCCACCGACAGGAGGAGCCGCTGCTACTTCAGTAGCTGCTACTTCTTCCTCGACCATGGGTGTGGCTGCTCCCATAGTTCCTGTGTCTGTCGTACTGCCTTCTCGTGGTCCTACGGGAGTAAGCCCTCTTTCACCGTAAGTCCCGCCGGTATCTTCAGGAGTTACATCCTGCGCTCCTCGCGTAACCCATTCAGTGATCCCTCTAATAAACCTATCTAAAAAGGAAGGGTCTCGCTGCGCTTGCACCTTGACCTCTTCTAGTAGGGGGATTTCTTCTACAACCATTGATGTTTGGTCTTCGATCATGATTTTCTCCTTCGGCTACGTACACTCCGGTATCTTGGACGTGGACGTTGGGTTCGTTTTTTCTTATCAGCCTCACGGTAAGCCTGTAACTGATTGTATGTCATATCCCTAAAAAGGACAACATTTGGTAACTCATCGGGGGCATCCTGCTTCCTACGTCGCGGCGACTTCCTAGCTGCCACGACTGCCATCTTAAGGGCGCTTACTTTGTCCCAGTGATGGCGCTGACGCCTTCCTTTACCCGCACCATCCTGTGTAAGTATCTCGCTCACAACAGCGCGCTCTATGCGTTTATCGTGCTTGTAGCTAATAAGTTGAGTGACGGTATCTTCGTCGTGCATAGTCAACTCATCTTTCAACGCATCCTGTAGCCAGGAGAGCATCTGGTCTACGGATTTAGAAGTCGAAGTGATACCTGGCCGATAGGGTTTCTCGTAGTAAAGATGCGTACAACCAAACTCCTGCATCAAAGAGATCGTAGCTGCACCAACACCGTTGCTCTCGATAGCGACCATTGCGTTGTTGTACTTACGATAGACTTGGTAGAGTTTCCTAGCAAATGGAAGTGGCTCAGTATGCTCAGCATAGCAAGCTACCTGTGTCCACTCCCCGTCATAGACCTTGAGAACCTGGAAGGCTGCATGATCTCGTGCCGCGTAACCAGCCGGGTCAGCCCCGATGACGTAGATAGCTCCTGATTCTGGTTGCTCGTATTCAGTGTAAGGAGCCGACCAAGGTGTGAGCTTTGCTTTCTTATGTCTCTCCATGACGCTTGAGTGGATGACGGATGAGCTACTGGCGAACCAGCAGGTCACATCGTCGAAAGGATAGTAGACCCGAAAGAGATCTGGGTTCCTGCGAATCTCAGGGTCAATGTCGAACATCAGCCTACGAAAGGCTAGGTTCTCCTGGGTTAATCCCAAGTGCCCATACTTCTCTAGGAGCCGAATCTCTTCGTTAGTTATCGGGGAATCTTTGGGCCAAGGTCGCTGGTTAAGCTTGCCATCCCAGAAAGGAAAGAAAGCGTAGAGGTAACGGCTGTGACCCAGCTTGGCGTCATGACAGTGGTCCTTCCACCATTCAGCCGATGGCTGATCCATAGGTGCGGGCGTAGATTCCAGCACCATTAGCGAATGGTCCCTGTTAATCATCGATGGATAGATAAGGGTGAACTGCCCTGCGGCGTCAGCCCAGAATGGAAGCTCCGATCCATGGAAGTTGTCCGGTGATTGGCCGATGCCGACCGCACCCGACTCGCCCGAAAGGACGCGCATCTTGCCGCCCACGCCGTCTTGGAAGGTCATCTGGCGCACTTCCCGG